AAGACAACGGTAAATAACATAAAGGCTTAAAACATTATCAAAAGGATCTGGAAGATCAGGCTCAGTATCATCTGCGACGCCTGAACTGCTGCCAAAAGGAGCAGCGTTTTTATACCCACGAACATAAATAGTGTAAGAAGAATCAGGAGTAGGATACAACCTTACAGTGTCACCCCAGTAAGACCAATACCAAGGTTCACCAGTAGTATTCGTATCTAACGGATACATAATATCCGCATCATCTGATCCGATTAATTCAAGAACATGATCGTCTGTTCTTAAACTGTTTATTTCACGCAACCCATTTGTAACTGAAGCACCAACTGTCGTAAGGGTGTAGTCTTTAGTATCAGAAGTAGCAGTAAAAGTAGTTGAGGTTTCAAGAAACGGCCAACGTTTCTCAGAATGGATAATAAGATTATATCCTTCAGAGATAAAATGATTTAATGTAGCGTCAGAAATATCTGTTGTATCTATATCAACAACGTTTCTGGCGTATTCACGCATTTCTGATAATTGCATTAAATCCTCTATCCTCTATGAAAAGAACAAAACTCGCTATCTCCCGCCTTATGCCCCTTGCATGGTTCTCCATTTTTTTTAACTGAAGAACAAATATTAGAATCATACACTGGTCCTTGAACACTGGTATCTGCTACACGATGAACATTTCTGTTTGGCCCTACAGCCTGAGGTCGTGGACTAGCATCTCTAAAATTTTCTGCTGGTTGGCCGTAAGGCCGCATATCTTGTTTGTAAGCGATTGCTCTAACTCTCATATTTTTTCTTTCATGTCGGGTGGGGGCCGCAAGCAGCCCCCACCTAACAATAGAATTAACCGTTAGTAATTCCGTGTAAACGTCCTTGACGTGCACGGTTGCTAATGGTCATGTTTCCGTAACAAAGAATTTGTGAGAACACAGAATCTTGGTTAGTTGGGCGCACAAACGGGGTTGGTTTGAACCAAACGTCGCTGTGGGCTACAAGTTGAATGTATTTCGTGTTAAGGAAGTACATTGCATTTGCTTCGCAATTTGAATCAAATGTTACGGGCGCACCCTTGAACATAAGATTCTGGAATCCACCGTCAGCCAAGTCAGTGTCGGTGTACCGAATTTGACTTGAAAGCAATGCTTCGTAGGCTTCATAGCCCTGTTGTCTTGCGAATATGATGGTAGGTTGATCGTTACCTACAGAAACGGTGTTATAAATAGTTCCCATTCCTGAAAGAGACAACGCTCCACCAAGGTTTGTTTGAGTTGGTGCCCAGAAAGAGTTACCAGAACCAGATGGGTTAATACCACCTACGGTGCTTCCAGAAACTAAACTTTGGATACCTTCCCAGTCCTTGCTTGAGTTGCCAGAACCATCACCCCACAACATGGTGTTCATGTTGTCAATGATTGTTTCCTGTGCTTGGAATATTTTTCCTTCAAGCAAGTCAATTATTTGAGCCTCACCATTGTTTTTGGCTTCCTCTATACCAGTAATAGTTACTGTTGCTGCGTACTGTTTCCAGTCGTATTCAGCGGCTGAGATACCTGTTTGAGCGGTAACCGTCAAAGTATCTGCACCAGAATATGAAGCAGCAGTAGAGTTTGAACCGTAAATAATGGGGACTACAATCTTAGCACCACCTGATACACGACGAATGTTGTCGCCTTTGGTCATGGCATAAAATAGAGGCCGAGCCGAAAAGACGTTATCAACTAACTTCGGTACGTAGTTATTCAGGGTAGTGGTAAGTATTTCATCAAAATTACTGTTACCAGCCATTTTTGTTGTCCACCTCCTACAGTGAAATTATCAGGTTAAGTTTTTCTTAGCCTGAGCAAAAGCCTCTCGGATCGTTTGTGGAGGAGTTTGAGTCTGGGTTTTAACAGCCTGTGCAGCAGTTGAACCACCAGATTCAACAACCGCAGCATCCCGTTTAGCCCCAGTACGCTCTTGCTCTTTTTCCAACTTTGTCGCTTTTTCAGAAACTTCACCAAACCGCATATGAGTTAATGCTGCTTCAAGGTTTCCTATTTTGTGACGCAACGCATGTTGAAAAAGTTCCGTAGAGTCAAACTCTCCATATTGACCTTTAAGATCTTCTACTTGTTTTTCTACTTGTTGTCTACGCGCTACACGATCTTGCATAGCCAAGCGACCTTCAAGTTCAGCCAACCTTTGGGCAGTAGCATCCTCAAATTCATTTATTTGCGGTTCCTCGTCGCTATACCAATCATTTTCATAACGTTCAGTATTTCTTTTAGGAGCCGGAGGTTGTGCTACCAAACCAAATGCCTCACCTAAAGCGTTTAAAGTTTCTGCTGGATTATTTTCCAACGAAGAAACTATCGCCTCTGCTTGCTGCAATCGTTTGCGTTCGTCTGCCAACTCCTGCGTCTTACGGGTGTAATCCGCTTGTCGTTGGTAGCCGTCTTGAAGTTCCTCAAGACTGACCTGCTGTTCTTCACCATCTACCTTTACGGTGTAGGCTCCTTCAACAGGTTCCTCTATAACTTCTATTGACGCTTCAGAATTATCCACTTCTGTGGGTTCCATCAACTCGTCATCCATTTTTTTACCTCACTTTAGAGTCCATAAGGTTGCTCTATAAGAACAGGACAAACTGTCCCATTATAAGTTAAACAAATCCAAACCCATTTGGCCTTGCATTTGTGCTAACAACTCAGGGGGTATACCACCAGTCGGTGCAAAAGCACCGGCTTCAGGGGCCGTAGGCGGCATCATTGCTCCCATGTCCGAAGGCATACCCATTGCAACATCCGGTCCACCTTCAGGATCGGCTTGTTCCGGTCCCATAGGCATAGGAGGTTGTTGCATAATAAATTTATCAGGATTCTTAATACCGAACCCTTGCTGAAGAACATGTTTTGCTAAAGCCGTAGGATCAATAACAGTTCCAATTAAAGGAGCCATAGCATTTAATAAAGAAACAGCCTGTTGTTTTCTAATTGTGTCATTCATTGGCTGTGTAGACCCAGCCTCTACACTGAAATCATATTCCCCAACAATATCTTCTCTTGAGAACGGAATAAAAAGATTTTCTCCGCCATTAGCGGCGACATGAGCCATCATTTCACCAGTCATAAACTGTTGCATAACTTGGATCACACGACGGGCTATCATCCCGATACTAAGTTCTACAATCGCTAGTTTGTCTGCTGCTCTAGCGTTACCAGCATCAGCAATAATTGAAGCCTCAGTAGCAGTACGACGTATCTCAGGCATCTGCCCGCGAGCATACTCTGAAACACCAGAAACAACATTAATGTCATTTTCAATAATTGAAGAAGTGTTATAAACTTCTGGAGATAAAGGCACTTGCGGCAAAGGCATAACAATTTCAGATAATGGTTTGTTCTCGTCTACAACAGGAACAAACCGTCCATCTTGTTCAGATTCTAAAGCCTCACGTCCTTCAGGACCAAACGAACGTTCGTGATATAAATATTTACGTCCATAACGTTTTCTAGCATTTACAAGTTGGCTTCGTGTTTTATCTAATTCTTCTTGCAAAGATTCTATTGCTTCTAAATCACCCATTGGGTAGAAAAAATCAGGAACATCGTAATTTCGTATCATTACAAAAGGTTGGCCGTAAGCGTAAGGCATAGGAGTTGGGTCTAAAAGAAATTCATCGCCTGAATCAGCCAAAACAGACATAGTGTTTTCCATCATGTCGTAGTATTCCCAAATGATTACACGTTCTTTGTCGGAAACGTAGCGTTCATCTCGGACAGGGTTTTGTAAAGAATCAACCATTGACGCATCCGCAGATAATTGTTTTCTTACAGAAGGTTTGTATCGTTTATCTGCTTGCGCTTCTTCTAAAGGTCGGATAATTCTTTGAGCGATCCATTTAGCATCTTCCATGCAAGTTGCTTCTGGGTCAACCAAAATATCAAAAGGAGAAACACGTTCTACGAAAGGCTGATCTTCTACAATAGTCATTTCTGTAGAAGGGAGGTTTGCTAAAAGATCTTCGTTAGTTGGTAAATCTCCAGCCATGTCAGGATTTTGCATAGCGAAAAGATCTGCTTCAGTAATGGATTCTTCTAAATACATTTCTCGTTCAGCGTCGCTTAATGCACGTTCTTGCTCAACAAATTTCCAACCAACTTTAATCCAGCCATGTCCAAAAATAAGGAAATCTTTTACTGCACGTTTAAACGGCGTACGAAAGTCATGATGTTTCCAAAGATAGTTGACTACTGCTTCAACAAAAGCAGAACGGTCTTCGTCCTCTGGTTTATTAGGAGTTACAACAATTTTAGGATAATTTACTGAAACTGAAGGAGCAATAACATTAATAGTAGAAAACGCAATGTTTACTGCTATTAAATCTTCGTTATTAACAGTTGTTTGTGGCCAATGTTTTCCTCGGTAAAGATCAATCATTCGTTGCCAAAGTTGGTCATAACCCATTTCTTCACGCCAACGAGTAGACGCAATAATTCTTTCAGTTATTATTTCGTGTTTTTCTTTACGGGTTTTACGTGCCATTACACCCACCGCGCTCCAACAGGTTCAATGTTGCGACCTCCGGCTGTAGCCTCAGCATAAGCCTTGTCGCTTCTTTCTTTAATTGTCATATCCTGCTCATCCGCAGGAAGCATAGACCTAAACCCGGCACCAGTTATAACTTGGAAACCTAAAAGTTTTTGTCGCCATTCCCACAGTTCAGCAATTTCTTCATCCGTCTGAGGTCCGTTAACTTCAGCGCAATAAGCGCTGAACTCTTTAAAAGTAGCAGACGGTGGTAAAACCGCCATTGCTATGCGCGGCTATGCTTTGGTTGCTGACCGGCAGGTTCTACGTCACCTGTAGTTCCATGTTGGTTAAACGGAGTTTGACGTGTTGAAACACCAGCATGGTAATCGCCACTTCCTGCTGCACGAGGAGATGATTTCTGCGTGTTAGTAGAACTTCCCTCTTTAGCCGGATTAGAGCATACAGATTGACCGCGCTCTAAACGTGAACTTTGGCCGGTCCCATCAACAGTACGAGTACCGCTAGTATGGGAAACAAATTTTGTTGCCATTGAATATCCTCCTTAAGAATATCGTCATATAGAAAGGACGTTGTGTCCCACTTTATACAGAACCTCTTGTAGTAGAAGCCCCAATTCTGGTATTAGGCTCATCAGAATCGTCATTTATGACCATTCTCATAAACCAATCCACAGTCCAGTAATCGTCTACAACCGGCGCATATTCAGGCATAAACGCGTATTGTCTCATTTGATTAGACAACGCTAAAGCCATTACACGGTCATCATGCGGGGAACCAGCCATGGTTCCACGCTCGTTACGAACGTAAGAACGTAACTCAGCGACAGTAAAACGATCATACAACGTTAATTCATCACTACGTAACGCCATTCCCAGATCATCAATTAGTAAAGGTTTAGACGTACGAGTTGTTTTCCAACCAAATTCTTGGGAAACATTATTAGTAACTTGATTTAAAGAACGTTTCCTAAACAAGTTAGGGTAACCCAGATGACGCAACTGAACAATAGTAGTCAAACCATGGTTGTTTGACTCTACACAGCATAAAGCCTTGTTGTACCACAAGCCAAGGTTGCTAACTTCTTCCGCTAGTTCATCAGGTGGAATATGCCCGTGCCAAACCGCAACTTGTTCGCCTGTACGCACGTCTAAAATTTGTATACAAGAAAAATCTCCGTGCGCTAAACCCTCAGCGGTGTCAACACCCATACAATAAATATGATTAGTTTCTGGTTCTTTCCAAACAGTTAAACTCATGCTTCAACCTCAATAAAAATACATTCGCCGGGGCACTCTTCCGCAGATTCAATAGTTGCTTCAAGGTCAATTTCTTCAACAATAGCCATACCTTCAGCCATTTTTAACGCAGGGTCGCCTTTAGGCGCACCATCAGGACCGTAGATAGTCGGCCAGTCTTTTTCTTTAACATAAGCCAAACCATCGTCGTGCATTTGGAACACATCAGGAGCAATTTCAGCGCACAAGCCGTCACCAGTGCACAAATCTTGGTCTATCCACACTTTTATTGAACTCATGACACTCTAAACTCCACAGGACCGCCCGGAATATGATGCAACCAGCCAGAAACACCCTCACGGCACGCCGATTCCATCCTTTCTAACACATCCAAATCAAAAACAGGGTTACCAGACTTAATAAACGCCTCTTCTGGTGTAGTCGGGTACTCTTGAGCGAGTTGCCAAGGCAACATAGAGTCAACTTTCTCCTGATACCACGCATCCGCGCGGTCCTCAGTCGCAGACCACGGAAAAAACATAGGCGCAAACTTATTTGTGCCTGTCTGCGACCCTACCCACAGTTGATGATAGAAGTTACCTGAACCGTTAGCGGTAGATAAACCGATAATGCGTCCACCAACATCGGCTACCGGCTCTATGGAAGCCCATGCTTCTTCAGGGTTAGGCAGGAAAGCCCATTCATCTACCACTATTAAAGAGGCAGATTCGCCACGAGCAGGATCTGACGCTGAAGGCATAGATGTGATTTGTGATCCATTGTCAAATGCCATACGTTGTTGATGCTCCATTAACGATTTAGGACCACGGTCAATCATCCACTCAGGTAAATGTTTGTACCCGTATTTTGTTTTTTTCAACAACAAAACAGATTCACGTTCCGTACGAGACAAATCAATAATGTTCTGGTCAGGGTGGAAGAAAGCGAGCCAGAACTGATGGGCCGCCACTAAAGTGGACCATCCGATCTGGCGGGCTTTAAGAGTCAGCGAGTATCTATTAGCATCCCAATGTCCGAGAGCATATCTTTGAGCCTCTCGGAGATCAAACAATATCCTACCGTGAGCAGGGTGAGCGATATGCCAATAATTGCGAAGAAAATGCTCTTCGTCATTGACACATCTGCGCCATTCAGCCTCTCTCCGTAGATCAGCGACACGACTCATCCTCTAGTAGGTCTGCCCCAAATATTATGGCCCATACCTTGAGGAAGATTTAAACTCTGGCCCGGCTGCAAATACCGATCCAAATCATTCATTTGCCTAATTTCATATAAAGCCTGCTCCAACCCTATAGGATTACCTTCAAAACGCATACTATCAGGAAACATTGAAGCAGGAGTAGCCAAATTCCAAAGACTTTGCAAAAGATTTGTACGATTAGGACGATTAGGAGCATCCTGCACAATAGAAGTCAAAGTATCACCTTTTTTAACGGTATACGGCATTTGTTCACTAGCCCTAAAACGAACACCCGGAGCCTGCTGACCAGCAAACATCGTTCCTTTAGGAGCAACGACAGGTTGAGGAGCAACATGGCGTTTACCACTTACAGGCATACCAGATTCCATCTTAGCCGCAGCCAAACCCTTTATTATGTCGTCACGACTACGAACTACATCACCATATCTACTTGCCATCAGGAACCGCCCTTAAAAACGTGACCTCAGCCTCCAACGCCGCAGCCAACTCAGAATCCGACATACCCTCAACAGCAGCCTCATCAACCACCACCTTACGAGTCGGAGTAAACTTATCAATATACTGTAAATACAAAGAAGCAGCCTGCGTATTCCCCGCAACCGCCTGCTGATGCAACGCATCAACCACAGACTGCGTACGCTCAGGAGAAACATTCAACTCAGCCGCACGACGATCCCACTCACGAATAAACCGAGCATCACGCTTAATACGACGAACAGAATCCTTATGAACCCCATTTTCCTCAGCCCACTCATACTGATGCTTAGGCTCACGATCAGGGCCAAGCAACAACCAATCCAATAGATTGGTCCACAACTCAGGCATCACCTTAGACCC